GCAAAGCTCACGACCTCATGATGAGATTAGATAGAGAACGTAGAGCATTGATGGTTACACAATTAGCAACAACTGTTCGTAACGTGGGTACAGGTGCGATGCGAATGACCTTTGAGGGTGGTGCTAATCTAATTGAGTCTGCAATATACAATCTAGGTAGAGGTGTAAAATCATTTTCAGAGACAGGTAAAATAGATGCAGGTGCAATATGGAAATCAACTAAAGATATGTTTTATGATTCTTTTGGAACTGCCATAAATGTTGTACAGTTTGGAGAGGCAAGAGACTTAACAGAACAATTACTACGTTATGACCCATCTATATTAAGACAGATAGACAGGTCACTACAAGAGGTAGGTGCAGACCAAACGCTATCTGCCATGACTAGAAAACTAAATACACTAAACATGGCTCAAGATAAGTTGTTTAGAAGAGCAGTATTTACTGCAAGGCTTGACAAACAACTTAGAAGAATGGGAACTAGTGTTCGTGAGGTTGTTGCTACTAATAAAGTATTACCTCAAAAAATGTTACAAGATGCGATGGAAGAATCGTTAGCATTTACTTTTGCTCGTATGCCTAAAAAAGGTGGAGATAAAGTGGGTGATACTCTAGGTAATATGTTCGTAAGACTAAATGAAACTCTAGGTCCTGCTCCGGGTCTATTAGGTATACCTATTGGTACAGGTGCATTTCCTTATGCTAGATTTATGGTTAATGCTTTACAATTTAACCTACAGTATCAACCCGGAAGTGCTGTTTTTGGAATAACCAATGGTATTAAAGGTCTCGTAAATATAGCAAGACAAGATAAAAGTTATAAAGATTTAGGTGCAAAACAAATAGCAAAAGCAAGAGAACAAATATCTAGAGGTATGATAGGAACTGCAGCTTTTTATGCAGGATATAAGTATAGATTAGAGCACCAAGATGATGGCACAAAGTGGTATGAATATAAAGGAGAAGATGGTAGAAATGTAGATTTAAGACCTATGTTCCCACTAGCACCTTATCTATTGATAGGTGAAGTCATGGTTCAAATGAAGAACAAAGCCATAGGAAAGCCTGACAAGTTAGACTCTAAAGAAATATTAGAGGGTTTCACAGGTGCTACATTTAGAACAGGTGCAGGTGCTTATATGATTGACAATATATTTCAAACACTAGGCAGTGAAGATGGTCTGAAAGGATTAAAAGCAGAACAATTAGGTGAATATATGGCAGGATATCTAGGTGAGTTAGCAGGTGGTGGTTTTACACCACTAAAGGTATTGACAGATATTGAAGCAGCCTTTGATGTTGAGGCAGCTTATGTAAGAGACTCAAAACAGTTAGAAGGATTTGGTCTTGAAAGAGGAGCACAAGCATTCAAGAATGCCGCAACTAGAAACTTACCCTTTTTAGGTGGACTAACAGACAAGTTTGGACAGTTTGCTTTTGGTACAGATATATCAGGGCAGTCATTGCCTATATCAGAGTCTCCCACTAGGGATAAACCTATCATAAAACAAAGCACAATAGGTGCTCAACTAACAGGTGTTAGAAAAACTGAAGTTAGAAATACATTAGAGAATGAGTTAGCAAACTTTGGTTTAGAAAACTACGAGATAATACCATATACAGGTGATAAGAAAGCTGATGCTTTTGTTAAAGCAAGGCTTGGTAAGTTTGTAGAGAGGGGATTACTAAAAGAGTTAGATAGTGAGTCCTATCAAAAGTTAGAAGGAACAAAAAGAAAAACTGCACTCAATAATAAACTAAAAAGATATAGGAAGTTAGCAAAGGATATAGCTAAAGTAGACGCTATGATTGATGCTAAAAAGAAAGGTAAGTCATTTACCTCTTTTGATAGAGCAGAATATAGAAAGTTAACATCTAATCAGAAAAGTTTAGCTGACCAATATTACATGGAGAAACATGGTAAGACTGTGTTAGAGATGCAAGAAGAAGAACCTGATAAAAATCATTTTGAAGCAGGTAAACTTATAGGTAGATTATTATCTAACGCATATCAATAGTTAACGACTATCTCCTGACCCTTGTAATGTTCCTCGTGTCTTCCTGTCATTAAGTTTATATAGATTATCTTCCATAATCTTACCTAGATTAGCACCTAACTCATTCGCTAACATGGCACAATACCAAAGCACATCACCTATCTCATACGCTACATTTGATTCCGTACCATCACGAATATGTTTCTTTACTTTCCCTGCTACCTCTCCTGCTTCACTCACAAGTCCAAGAGATAGGTAAGCTATGGCATCTTTCTTAGGATAGATAGCTGTAGTCTTACACTTCTCTTGGTATTCATTTGCAGTTATCAAACTCTTATTGTGCAACTGCATGAACTTCTTGGCTTCTTCTTCTAGCTTCGTCACGTTTTACTTTCTCCAACTGTTTGGTATAAGCAAAGTTATATCCTCTTTGCCATTCCCTATGTTGCATAGTGTTAGGATTGTATGGACTCTCTGTACATATAATCTTAGCACCGAACTTAGCAACATTACGTATGTATTGCTTACCTTTAAAAGCATTAACCCCACGCTCAAACTGAATACGTAGGGGTGCATCATACTTACTTAGATTTGGATTCCTTTTTTTCTTCTGCTTCATTGGTTTGTCTCCTTTCTAAATATTTGATTATCATTGAAAGTCTATCATCATACTTGCCAATCTCTGATATCTCTTTGTCCATAGCTTCTATTATATCAGAGTGTTCTCCAATACCTGTAGACCTGCTTAGATATATTTCTACATTAGCTATGTGCTTGTTAATATGTCCTACATAATAGGACTTTAATGCTGATAATAACATCTCTCTCATTAGTTTTCTCCTCTAAATGTTTTTATAACGTCAGATGAAAACAACTTATCTAGTTTTAACAAATACATTTTAGATGCATTGTGGTCTCCACCTGATACACTTCTCTTGTAATCTAATCTATTAATTAGCTTCTTTAGATTATCTACATTAAAGACAAGTGTACAAAAGACATCATCACCTATGCATAAATTATGAAACCAATAGTCTGCTTCTGTTGCATTGATACCACTAGGCTTACCATATGATTCGTATTCTATAGCTATGTTGCCTGTCTTCTGCCACTTATCTCTTTCACTTTTTACTTCTATCTTTTTGTTTTGTAACATATCTGCTACAAACTGTTCCCTTACTTTACCATACTCTAGGTCTATGTCAAACTTTTTTCTGTCTTCTTTACTTGGTTCTAGGTTTTCCATGTGTGACTCCTTTCACTTTGGGTTTAAGATGTAATAGTTCCCTTATGTGTAGCTTTCTACCTTTAAAGAAAACGATTAAGTTTATTAACGTATTTATAGTGATGGCAATAAGTAACCACCATTGCCACCATATTAGTTGCATTGTATTTTCTAACATTAACTAGCCTGTATGTCAACCATTTCACAGGCATCGGCAGTACAAGCTAGTTCTTTAGAGCCACTAGTTGTGTCCTCTTTCTCAAAGTCTGCTAACTTAGACCAATCAATAGAGGTAGGCATCTTACCATGCAACTCTTTGTACTCTTCCTCATTTATATCTTGATAAGGTGCTTGTGCATATGTATGGTCACTGAAAGGTAAGAAGGATATACCTGATACCTCATCAAAGTTTTTATACACCCAAGCTCCCACATCCATCCACTCATCTTCCTTTACAGATATAGTTACAGATGGTTTATGCTCACACCAACTTCTTTGAAACATGAGCCAATATTCTAACTGTTGTATAGCAGTCATCTCAGTTCTAGTGATAGCACCTGTAGGTGACTTCATAGGAAAGCTAAACACAGTCGTGCTGTCAGGCTTCATGACATCAGGTTCTGCAGGGATACCACTCTCTTTCATAAACTGTGTGAGTGGGTCTTTGTTGTCTCCACGTACAGTTCTAATATAGAAAGGGTTATGTCTTGCGTGTATACCTGATGCACTGTCTACTAACTGCGATACTGTGCCACTAGGTTTTACACAAGTGATTGCAGTGGACTGTGGTATACCTAAGTCTTTAGCAAACTTCTTGTTAGTCTCAACTGCAACTTCTTTTAGTAGTTGTAAGTTAAAAGATAAGTTACTATTATCAGGAGATAGAACAGGACAGTCTAATATACCTGTCAAAGATACACCTAACAACCTCTCTTCCTCTGTATTAGATTTCCATACTTTACGTAGATACTTAAAGTCTGTAAGAGTAGATTGAAATGTGCCTAAGATAGTAGCCATGCGAACTTTATCTTTCAAGGATACTATGTCATCTGTTTCTCGTGCAACAACCTCTGTAAGATTACAGAACTGATAAGGTCTAAGTATAATCTCACTGCATGGATTACATCCAAACTCATGCTCAGTCTCACGTCTACCATTCTCTGATGCTTTTACTTTGGCGGCTTTTCTATTAAAGATACCACGCTCACCTGACTTAGACTCATATAGTGATGTCCACTCTCTCATGAACGTACCCATCTCAGGCTTACCTTTAAATGCTACAGAGTTATTAGCCAATGCTCTCTGTCCTTCGTTCTCCCACCATTGTCCTGACTTGGCATGACGCATTTGGTCATCTCCTAAGTTAGATAGAGAGATGAGAGCAGAACGTCTAACACCACCAACAACTACAACCTCTCCTATCTTACACATGATATCATGGCATTCAACAGGAAATAGTCTTCTACCTTTTGCACCTTCAAACTTCTGTATACAAAACTTAAACAAGTCTATGAGAGGAGCAGGTCCTGATGCTCTACCACCAAAAGTTTTTAGTCTAGCACCTGCAGGTCTTACCTCTGATACATCCCATGTAGGTATCTGTCCTGCATATAATAAAGATATTAACTCACGTAACGCTCTTGACCATCCGGGTCTGCTGTCACCAACCTTTATAACAGTAGATGACTGCTCAAAGTGTTCGTTTACTACAGGTAGTTTATCCACATTCTCTCTTTCTACAGAGAAACCCACACCTGTGCCACACATAAGTATATACATACATTCGTCAAAGCTACGTGGACTATCTACAGGTATGTAGCTACAGTTATATCCTGCTACATGACATCTATCTAACGCTATACCTGCAGTCATTAACGCTCTCATGCTTGGCATAGTGCCAAGAGATACTACAGATTCATTTAGTTTCTCTTTGAGAGCTTTAGTAATCGTATAGTTATAATTAGTTTTTAGATGATTGTCCATATAGTCCATGTATCTATCCACAGTTTCTATCCAAGTCTCTCGTCTTTGCTCATCGTCTTTCCATCTTGCATATCTAGAAAGAGCAATAAAATTTTGATAATCAGTTGGTAAATAGTTTTGCATTTAGGTCTCCTCTGTTACTATTTTTATACTCTTAACTTTCACTCCTTCTATCTCGTGAAAAGTCTCATTGATGTATTCTTCCATCTCTTCGTCTACGTTGCCATCGGCAGGTACTGCATAATCTTCAGGGTCGATATACAGTGTCATCATAATCTTAACTCGCATCTTTTTCAACCACGTCTATCAGTTCTGTAAGATACCATTGTGCTTTCTTCAAATCTTCTACACCATTCTTGTATCTGTATCTCCAAAGATACTTCATGATGTTACCTTGTAGGTAATACTCAAACCCATCATCAGTCATAGCTCTAATAGCATCTATAGTTTCTATACCTGCTTTGTTATAGTGTGGTGGATGATTAACCATATCCATAGTTTGTTTATGGTCTGATTGTTCTTGTGCTTGTTTTTTTACACCTGATAAATATTTCACTTTCTGCTCCTTTGATTTCTCTTCCATTTCTTTAAGTTTCTTTTTCATATATTCCAAATGTCTCAATGTAATTCTCTGTCAGGTTTAAAGTTGACGTGTATGACATTATCACGTTCTTTAGGCTGAGTCAACCTCTCTATGCCTTGTGCTAGTTCTTCTTGTGATAAATACTTTTCAGCTAGTTGTTCAGTCGCTTCTCTAAATATTTTGTTCTCTTCCATCAAAGGAACAGAGGCACATATCTGTTTAGTAAAGCTAATCATAGAATAGAAATCATCATCATCTAGTTTATTAGCTTTATCCACTACCATCTTGAGAGTGACCTCTCCTGTCCACTTGTTCTTTTTATCTATGTGTGGTCTAACTACAATCATAAAATCATTTGTATGCACATCTTGTTTATCCATATTTATCTCCTTATCTTTGTTGTTGAAAATCGTATGAACTTAGGGTGTTTGTTTTTACCTTTCTCTTTCAACCAATCTTCAGGTATTATTCTATCATAATATCTAAATC